GAATCTAATTTCATGGCTTTTTCAAACAAGCCTAATCCATACAAGTTTAAAGAAGTCGATAAATCCAGACGTATCTTAATGGGCTATTTTATGATCGCTGATTTGAAAATCCCACGTTGGGACGCTCAGAGAGGGACTTACGAAGTAATATTCCCAAAAGAATCAGTACGTAAAATCGTAGACAATTGGGCAAAGAACGGCATCAATAAAAACCTAAACGAAAACCACGCAACAAACAAATTTGCAGAGGGTGTTTATGTTAGAAATCATTGGGAGTTAGATTCAGAATTAGGCATTGCACCAGCAAAAGGATTTAACACTGAAGCAGATGGTTCATGGTTTGGAATCGTTCAATGCGATAACGACGAAATTTACAACAAGGCTTTGGCTGGTGAGTACAACGGCTTTTCAATTGAATGTAAATTCATAGAAGAAAAATTCGGTGTAAGTATCGAATCTCAATTAGAATCCTTTCTACAAAGCCTCGCATAACAAAAAAATCAACAATACGTGTTTAATATATGAGTGAGAAAAAAGACAATAAAAGTTTGTTGCAAATGTGCAAAGACTATTTCAAGAAATCTGGTTTGCCATTCGCAGTGACTATTGACGAAAACAAAGAGCGCATTGATAAATTAGTTGCTTTCTGCAAAGATAAATCATGCGGCACAATCGAAAAGTTTGAAGACTTAATGTTGGTAGACGGTGCTACAAAAGTAACAATCGAACCAACAGTAGAAGTAGGATCAGCAATCGCATTATATGCAGAAGATGGTACGCCAATGCCAGCACCAGCAAATCCAAAAGGATATGAATTGGCTGACGGTAGAATCATAATCGTTGAACAAGATGGTATCATTGCTTCAATCACTGAAAAGGAAGTTGAGATGGGTGAAGAAGGTAAAGATACACCACCACCAGTAGAAGGCGCTGCACCATCAGTAAAAGAAATGATCGAACGTATTGAGACAGTATCTCGTTACGCTTCTGAATTAAAAGAATCATTCGACAAATATAAAGTCGACACTGATAAAAAGATAGAGGATTTAACCACAGAAAACAAAACACTTACAGACAAATTTAGTGAGGCTCAAAAATTCCAAAAGGAATCGTTTGAGCTTTTGCTAAAAGAAGATGCAAAGACACCAGTTGTAACGGTTAACAACCCTTTCGCAAAAAAAGAAAAACCTAAAAACATTTTTGAACAATTCACAATTAAAAAATAAGAACTCATGGCATTTAACACCGCAGGATTAACCGCATACGTAGACGAAAATAAGTTTGGTCTATTAATGCAATTACAAGCTAAATCAGGACTGGCTGATGTAGTAGCAAAACAAACAGGAATTAAAGAGGTTGCAAGACTTCATTATATGACAACTACCGCACCGTTTCAATCGGATGGTTGTTCGTATAACGCTTCAGGTACAACTACACTAACTGAAAAGAATATTACAGTTGGCGCTATCGCAATCATGGAAGATTTGTGCGTTAAAACTCTTAACGGATTTTGGGCGCAAGAATTAGTAGCAAAAGGATCGAAAGGTGAGGAAACTATTCCGGGCGAAATCGAATCTAAATGGATGGCTAAAAAACTGAACGTTGTTGCGAATCAATTAGCGAAAGCAGATTTTCAAGGAGATACTGCTTCAGGAAATGCTAACCTAAACAAATACAATGGGTTATTAAAACTACTTCTTGCTGATGCAACAGTAATTCAAGGTAACACAGGCGGCTTATTGGTTGCTCCAACTGTATCAAATATCTTAGCTGTATTGGATGCAATGTGGACGGTAGTGCCAGAAGATTTGGAAGATGATGCACCAGACTCAGGTCGCCAACTTTATTTGTGGTTACCTAGAACTTATTACAAAATGTATTTACTTGCTTTGAAAAACGCAAACCTTTTCCATTATCAATCGAAAGATGGTGATGATATGCTTTACGGTACGAATGTAATTCTTAAACCTACTGTTGGTTTAGCGGGTACAGACAAAATGGTTCTTACATACGCAGACAATATTACAATTGGATTAGATGGCGACGCAGAAGAAGAGAAAATGGAAGTTTGGTATTCTAAAGACGATAGAGTTCACAAATCATTGATCGCCTTCAAGCGCGGTGTACAATTCAACAATGGGAATGAAATTGTATTGTTCCAATTAGGAGTATCATAGTCTAGGAAAATAAAGTAAAAATTTAGGGGTGTAAAAAGCCCCTTTTTAAAATATAAAAAAATATGTCTTGTTTACTTACAACTGGTTTTGATATTGAATGTAACGATGGTGTTGGTGGTTTAGAGCCGGGTTCTTTTTTGATTACACAAAAGGAAAACATCACAACAGTTACAACAGTAGCGGGCGCAATTACAGTACTAACACAAGTCGGTGGTACTTCATTCTTCCGTTATAGATTAAGAAAAAACACTCAGAACTTTGACGGTGCGAATACAAATACACCTGAAACTGGAGTGAACTTTATTGCAAATACTTTGGTTCTTTTGATGATGAAAATGTCTGCAGCTAAAAACGTAGAATTAAAACTTGTCACTCAGAAACCAAATATCTGTATCGTTAGAGATTTGAATGGTGTTTACCACGCTTTTGGAATTGAAACTGGAATGGAATTTTCTATTAACAGTTCATCTGGAAAAGCATACGGAGACATGAACGGCTATACATTGACGGGAATTGAGGAATCAAAAGATCGTTATACAGTAGACCCAACAGTAATTGCATCGCTTGTGATTGGTAACCCTTCATAGGGAATAAATACTGAATAAATTATTAAAGGCAGGCTACACAAATGCCTGCTTTTTTTTTGTAAATTTACAGCATGGAAAGAATTAAATTTGAATGTATCGGAACGGCCTTTCAAAAGAAAGCACCTAACGGGATGTTAATGACTGGAATTGTTGTTGATGATCCAGCACAATTTAAACTTTACAAGTTACTTGAATTAGATGTTTTTGATAAGTCCCCTTTGAGTGAAAAGATTGCAGACGTTACAGAAGTTATTCCAGTAGAAAAGAAGAAAGGCAAAAAGAATGCAGCTTCGTAAATCAACAGTTAATACAAATGTGCCGCTTACATTGGAGGAAAAAACAACTCTAACAGGAACGGTTTACTATTTATTTGAGTTTGAAAACGATACTACAAAAGTAAAATACTACCAGATTTTTACAGATGTATCAGTAGCGGGTGTTGCTAGACAAAACTCAAATCTGTTTAACATCGAAGTAATAAATTCAGGAAGCGGAGCGAATAAGATTATATTAGGAAACGTAGGGCAATATCACTATACTATTTACGAACAAGCAAGTTCAACCAATCTTGATCCTGATTTAGCAAGTGGAATTGTAGAGAGAGGAATGATGTGGTTGTCAGACGCAACGGATAGATCGATTTATATTCAGCATGAAATTGAAGTAACATATATAGCACATGAGCAATAATATCTTTTTAATGAATGGTGAGACTGGCAAACTTTTAGAGTTTGGTAAAGTCAATTTGCCTGAATTGAAAACAGAAAACAACGTTCAGTGGGTTGTATTTGGGACTGATCCAGAATGGTACAATCAATACCCTCAATACATAGATTACCTTTCAAAGACTTCGCCTAAAAACGGTGCTATCTTAAAAGCGAAAACTAGATACGTTTACGGGCGTGGATGGGAGGTTGAAAAAACTGGATTAAGTGTATCTGAGATAATCGAAGTTCAGTCATTTTTAGCCAAAGCAAATCAAGGAAAGGTAACAAAAAAGAATATTGGAGATCATCAAAAGCATGGTGGTTTTTGTGCTGAAATGATACCTAGTAAGGATGGTAAAGTTTGGACGCCTAAATATCTACCTTTTAGATTTGTTCGTATCGCTCCGACTCAGTATAACGAAGACAAGTCAGAGAAACCCGCAGTATACTGGTATACTAGAGATTGGAGTAAAAAAGCAAAGGCAAAAGAGAATAAAGACTTTCAAGAATTTCACCCGTTTCCGTGGGATAAAAAGGAAATCGATAAGTCAAAACGTTATATTGTTTATTACAAAGACGACGAATACGACAATGATACTTATCCATTGCCTAATTACATTCAAGGTATTCCTTACATTGATGCAGATGCGGAGGTTGGGAACTTTGTTAAGCACAATGTAAAGAACGGATTCAGTGCGGGTCTATTAGTGAATTTCTTCAATGGTGATCCAGACGATGACCAGAAAGCAGAAATTCAGGAAATGTGGGATAAAGCAAAACACGGCACAGATAATGCTGGTGCTGCTATACTTGCTTTTAACGAACAATCAGATCAAGGTGTAAAGGTTGAACAAATATCTCCGAATGGTCAAGATGATCGCTATGTAAATCTGAATAACCAAATCAGAGACGAAATATTTACAGCGCATACTGTTTCGCCTTTAGTAGTTGGAATGAAAGGCGATAGTGGATTCTCAAATAACGCTGACGAAAAGAGACAATCTAAAGAGGATTTTATTGAGGATTACGCAATCCCACAACAAGAACCGCATAATGAATTTATGAATGCGTTGTTAAGATTTAACGAGATTAAAGGAATTGTTAAATTAACTAGAATACCACAAGCAAAACCACAACTAAGCCAAGTTGCAATTGAGCAAGTCGCAACGGTTGATGAGAAAAGAGAAATGGCTAGTTTGCCAAAAAGAAAAGAAGTCGAAAACCCAGTATTGACAGCTTTAAATTCTGTATCCCCTTTGGTTGCAAATAAGATTTTAGAGTCAATGAGTTTGTCAGAGATTCGTGGATTAGTTACTTTGAAAACTGAAGATACTGGTATAAGTTCAACAACCCAAACAAGTTCAAAGAATTTCAGCAAAGAACAAGATTCAGAAATCATTCAGGCATTTTCAGAATGCGGAACGGAAGATGAAAAGTATATTTGCTTTGATTCAAAACCTTTACATGCTACGGATTTATTTGATGCCAGAAATCAGGCTGGTGCTTTTAAACATGAGTTTGCAAGTAAGATTGAAAGTGCTATTTTGAAAATCATTTCTGCTGAACCTAATATCACACCGAAAGGAATTGCAGACCTTTTAAATGAGACTCCAAAAGTCATCAGTGATATAGTTAGTCAACTTGAATCAAATGGTTTGGTTGAGAATGGACAACTAACAGAAGCGGGTAAAACCGAATTAGATGAGAATCAAATTTTCGTTGTTTATAAATATGCTTTACGTCCCGATGCTGAACCTTTGAAAGGTGGTGAGTCAAGAGAGTTCTGTCAGAAAATGATGGAATTATCACAAACTAGATCATGGACTTTAGATGATATTCAAACTATTTCTAATAGAGTTGGGTATGATGTATTCGCAAGACGTGGTGGTTGGTACACTTTACCAGATACAAATAAGCATCTCCCATATTGCCGCCATTTTTGGCAACAATCTTTGGTAAGAAACAAATAACATGGCACAGACAAACGCACTTTTCATATCAGAATATTACATCAAAAACAACAGTGAGATTGATGATAACGTAGACGTAAAATTACTTCTACCTACTGTTGTTTATTGTCAAAGACAGTATATTAAAAACACTATTGGTTCGCCGTTATACGATGCAATTGAGGCTGAGATTTTAGCAACACCACAAGGAACCATTGCAACAACAGTATATAGAACTTTAGTAGATACTTATATTGCACCCGCTTTGCTTGCATGGGTAATGAAAGAAGCACAAGTACCATTAACTTATAAGTTCAGAAATAAATCAGTTGGTAAAAACAACTCTGAGTTTTCACAGAATATTGATTTCTCAGAACATAAGTACGTAAAGGATTATTACGAACCAAGAGCGATCTTATATACAAAAGACATAGAGAATTTCCTTTGTGCAAACTTAACTACTTATCCTTTGTACGCTCAGTACACTACAAGCGATGAAGTAAGAGCAAGACCAACAACAGGTAAAACTGCTGTTTGGTTGGGGGCTGGTAGATATAAACATTCAGGAGGCAGAGATAATTATTAATGATAACCAACATCACATACAACCAAATAATTGAGGCGTCAAGAAACTTTGCAATAGCTCACTATAAGCTAAAAGGAAGTTTTGGAAATGGTCTACTTTCTGATAAAGTTCTACATGATCAGTTAGGAAGATTCCAGTACTATTTAATGTATATGGAAGATTTGGAAATGTCGGCAGAAAAAAACCTATCTACATTTGGTTTTAGAGTTTCATTTTCTGCACCAGAAACAACGTTAAAAAATAAAGGAACGGATTTACCTAGCACTAATTTTAACGAGATTAAAAGCGATGCTATTAAGTTGTGTATGGATTTTCTGGCTTATTGGATGACTGCAACAGATAACGATTATCCAACTCTTTACGTAGAGCCAAACGCGGGGATTCATGTGTATCAGGATTTAACACCAGACCGTTTAGCGGGGGCGTATATTGATATAAGATTTAAACAAGCGTTTGATGCGAATAGTTGTGCTATTCCAATGAGTGGTGTAGGCTCTGCTTCTAATACTTGTGACCCTGTATTTATTTATGAGAATAATGTTTTAGTCGCTACGGTTGCAAGTGGTGGAGAATATCGATACACTTCAGGCGGTGGTGCATCAATCGATATTTCAATAAATACGAATCTGATTTTCCCAGGACAAAGCACAAATTTAGATATTGATGTTATTGACTCAACTGGTGGACCGACTGGAAATTGGAACGGAACCGAATTTGAAATCGATAATTCAACAATAAATATCAATACCGTCGAAATGGTGTCAACTCCACCAGCAAGTATTGTTGATTTACTCGTAAAGAAATCAGACGGCACAACAAACACTGGCTATAAAGTTGGTGCTAATTGGCAGATTGGAGACGTTACCCAAACGGTAAACGGTGCATCAATCACAAACAATAAAGCAGAAACAAGTAAGGCAATTACTATTCGTTACGCAAATAATGATCCAGTAACAGTAACTACAATCACAGATACGGAGACAGTTTTTATTGGTGAAGTTCCTAATCCAGTTGCAACGGAAACGTACGATGTGATAGTGGATGGAGTTAATGTAGGATCGTTATTAATGGATGGAACAGATCACAATATCACTTGGTAAATTATGGCAAATTTAAACATAGGATTTTCGGCAGTAGCCACAGGGACGGCAGATGTTATTACAGCAACGTTTACACCTGCAATTACGCTTAGTGACAGAAGGATAGTTTTTCTTCGCGTGACAACTCCGAACGCAACAACTACACCAACTTTCAACCCTAACAGTTTGGGCGCTCAGGTTGTAAAAGGAAAAAACGGAGCAACATTAAAAATTGGAGAGTTGACAGGCGATTGCATTTTGATGTATCACACTACAGGAACTTATTGGGAGGTATTAAATTCTACACCATTTCTTGACGCTACAAGCTCAATTCAAACACAGTTAGACTCAAAGCATCCAACTGCTAATTTTTTTGCTTTTTCTTCAAATACTTATACAGATTCAACCTCATATTATCTAGGACAAGCGTTGAACCCAGTTACGGCTA